CTCTATCATATTCTTTATGGAAGAAAGCATGAACTGGTAATCTACAATAAAAAGCACCATTAGGTAAAAGGATATTAAACAAAGGAGTATATCCTTCCATAGTGGTTACAGAATGTATGACACAATCTTCTGACTCACCAATATGTTTTTTTTTATTATATAAAAATTCTTTTCTTATCTTTGCGTACTGAGGTGGAATATTATTGTTTGGATTCATGTTGTTTTTCTTGCATCTCAGCATCTACTCTGTAACATTCATGATGTGCTTTTTTTTTATTAGCAAACACTACGAAGTTATCTTTTGTGTCCATAATTTCATTACAATATTTACAGACACCAACTGTATAAACTCTTTCTTTTTTAACTCTTTTTCTTGGCACTTATCTGCAATTCCACTTTCTTAATGCTTTATTAATCCTTGAATTAGGATCTCTTGCAGTCTTTGTAGAAGTAAGTTTAGCTTTCATACCCTTCATACGTTTACAAAAACTAATACGTCTTTTGGCAGCTTTAGAACCTGGTTTTAACTTACTTGGTTTGGTTGTTACCGCAGTTTTTAATTTAGAACCTGGATTTTCTCTACGATATTTTGCAACACCTTTTTTAGTAAGACCGCCTGATCTTGATTTATGAACGCCTATTTTATATCCCTTCATATTTTACCTCACTACATTTAAAAGAAACATAATATTTATGTTTATTAACCTTATCAACTCCAATGTTCTCTAATACTTTAAATCCTTTTGTATAACCTTCTTTGGCACATAAATACCAATCATCATACATTCCACCTTCAATCGGTGGCATACAAACATTTACGCCATATGAGCAAAGAGTTATAAAAAGCATTGTTTTCATTTTTTCTTAAAGGTGCTTACACCCTTTATCCCTAGTACGGTACTATATCCTCCAATGATCAAACCTTGCAGCCAATATGGAAACTTATTAATTTGTTCAAAGAAAGTTTCTAGCTTTGCAATGATTTGTGGGTCATCACTAAATACACCCCAAGCTGCGACTAGCAAAGGAATTGAAATTAATATTAAAACGATTTCGTCTTTCCAATCGTTTTGTCTTTCTTGTATCTTTATCTTTTCAATCTCAATCTCACCTCTTTCAGCTTTTTCAGCATTAAGTAATTCTGCTTGAGATAATGCAATCTTAGCTCTTTGTCTGTTCTTATATATCTCAGAACCTGCCTTAAATAATGTAGGTAACATACTCCACATATTATACTCCTGGTTTATATTTTACTTTTCCATTCTCATCTCTGTATGCGATGAGTGATTCGTTTCTATTTTCTGTTGTTGAATATGAACAATGAATCCAACCACTATTCGGTTCTTCTTTATTATGAAACTCAAGAATAAGCTGATCAAACTCTAAATTGTTTTTAATCCAAACAGCTAAATCATGATTAGATACTGAATGTATTTCAAAGTCTGCGGCTTCGCCTTTTGCATGTTGAGAATTAATAGAACTACCTATTTTAATACAAAGCTCTGGCGACCTATACCCTGAACTAATGATCACAGGTTTTTCAAATTCTGATCTAATGGGTTGTAATACATTAATACAAAGAGCCTTGAGATTATCTATATGATCTGGCTTTGGTTCATTTGGGATTCCATGCCTTGTAGCCAATTGACTTTTTGTCAATTCGGATAACGTAAAATTAGCTGATAGTTTCATTAGTCTTTTTTAGAGTGATGAAATTTTTTAGCATATAGCTCTCTCCAAAGCCTGTTTTCCCATCTTGAAACAATCTGTAATAGCTTCGCAAGTGTTTTACGTTTGAGTCTTCTAAACATTGTTTTCCCTCTTTTGAATCTTTTGTCATTTTTTGTTTAATAATTTATAGCCTATATAAGCTAAAATAAAACACATAATCCAATACCAAAAACAGTAAGGAAACAGTATTTTAAACCGTTCTGGGTGTAATAAAAAACCTATTTTGTTAATAAGTTCAACCCATGCAGGTGTATCTATTGTTTCAGATAAAAAATCAAAGCCTGTCATTATTAATCTCTAAGTATATCTTTTTTAACTCTTGGTCTTGATTGTCTTTGTTTTGCAAAATAAGTAGATATACCTTTTTTAGCTTTTTTACTTAATGCTTCACCAATCATTTTTTTAAAATCTTTTATATCCATATTAATTACTTGCTATGCTAATTATTTTTCCATCTTTAACAATAGCTTGAACCTCTGCACATTGATATGTTGCTCTATTAGAGTTTCTACTAGCTATTCTTTTTTTTGCCAAACATTCACCAAAGTTTGCCATCAATGTATGTTCTTTTAATACTGCTGGCTCACCTAAAAACATTAATAATGCTATAACTTTCATTTAATGTCCGTTTCCATTTCCAAATTTAATATCTCTTGTAGAGTCTTTTAATTTTTCAATATCTTTTTTTAATTTTCTAATTTCTTCAGTATGTTGTTTTAACATGACACCCGTATGTACATTATCTTCTAATTGTTTTTGCATTTTTTCTATTTGTTTTGCTTGCCATTCTAAGATCATAAATTGTTCTTGATCTATTGGTTTTTGTGTAGATGCTTCTAATAAATCTTTTTCAAATAATTGATTTTTAGTTTCTAAATTATTAAGTCTTTCAATCACACCAAATGCAAACCAAGCACCAACAATGATTGCACCGATAAGTCCAATTAAGTTTCTTAATGGTAAACCAATATTTGTATTCTCACTAATTCTTAAATTGTTAGCCATGCTATTATAAATCCTATAATTAAAAATAAAGATGTCCAGGCAAAGGCTATAAGGATAGCCAAGAACATTACATTAAACCTTTTAAAAACTCTACAAATCCTCCTTGTGTCAAGGCATAAACTCCTAATGCACCTGCAACAAAATATTTAATTCTAGCTTGTACGTCTTTAATTTCGTCAAGAATATAGCTAAGACTTTGTTCGTTGTTTCTTAGCTTGTGCATGACGTTGTCCTCCAAGTTGTCTATTTTTTCTTCCAATAATCTTTCGTTCATGCTCATCCTCTGTATAATTGTTAAATGCTTTTTCACTAGGAAAGTGATTTAGCATATCTTCTAATTTATAAAAAAATTCTTTTTGTTCTTCTTTATCAATTTTTTTTCTTTGATCAATAATCATAAGTTGCACACCTAGTTTTCTTTGTAATTTATTTGGTGATCTACATATTTTGTTATTATTTTTTGTTCTATAAGATTTTGTCTTGACATCTATTAAATAACATAAGCCGTTTTTATCTACTGCAATAAGGTCAAAAGGTGAATGAGTATGACATGATCTTGCAACATAAAAACCTTCTTTGATTAATAGTTTGATTGCATCATGTTCAGAGATTGTTCCTGTATCTACTTTGCTAATAGAGTGATAACTAGATTGGCTACGCCTGTTAGACTTATTCCTAGAATCAACCATATAACTTTATAGATTAAATTAATCTTGGCGTCTATATGTGCTAAGTGATTGTCCTTGATGGTGTCTATCTTGTGGTGAACTAAATTAAGTTCGCCTTGCAGTTTAACAATTTCTATTTCGTTTTTTTTTGATTGATCTATTTCGTTCATTAAAATTTACCTTTTAAGATGTCATCTTTGTTATCATTAATCCATTGTTGATATTCTTGATAGCCAACTTTATCTCTTTTGCTTACTTCTTTGTCTGACATCATTGCGTCTAATAAACGAACAGATGAACGATACAATTGTTGATTTGGTGTGTTATAATCAATGACCTTCATCACATCGTCTAAATTTTTAGGATTAACAAAAAAACTAGAACCTTTATTAGCTACATACATAATACCTAAAGCTCTTACTGGATTGTTGTAAGTAGAATATCCCATTGCCAATCCACCAAATATAGATTTAGTTCCACCAAGCAATGCTCTACGTTGAACAAATGAAGATACATCCGGTACTTTTAAACCTGCATGGTTTTCAGCAAGTGCAAAAAAATCATCAATTTTATCCATAGATAATTTTGAATCTTTAATTAATTTTTGAACAATTGCTCTACCACTTTCATTATTTAAACCTAATGCGTTTTTAAATTGAAATGGGTCAAATATTAAACCATTTACGCCTTTTTCAGTTGATCTTACTAATGAACTGTTAAATGCTTTTTCAAAATAACTTCTTGTAAATTTATTAAAAGCATCATCCCCTATAAGAGTTTTTAAATCATCTAAATTATTTGGTGTAAATGTTCTTGAGTTTATAAGTTTATTTGCAAGATCATCAGGTGTAATAGAACCAGGTTTTTCATAACCAGTTGAAAATATATTTTTATCAACTCTTTCAAATGTTTTTGCAATTGGTTTTTCAAATGCTTTTTTTCCAGGTATTGGTTTCTTTAATGCAGCTTCTTGAGGTTTACTTAATGCTTTACCACTAAATTCTTTAATAAGATTATTGGTAACACCCTCTGAATATACTTTGTTTGCAAATAACAATTTATCTCTTACAATAGATAAATCACCTGCTTCTTTACCAAACTTAGCGATATAATCAGGATTAGTTAGTGCATTTAAATCTTTTTCTAAACTCTTTTTAAAACCAGCTAATACTGAAATATCAAATCCTTCTTTTTCAGATAATTTAAAAAACTTTTTTAAATCTCTTGTTATTGCTTTATATTGAGCAATGTTAATTGTGTCTGGCATTGCCTCAAATTGTTTTGCGTAATTATAAATTTCATCTTTTGTCGGAGTTTTTAAAGGTACACCTGATTGAACCTCTCTGATTGTTCCATCTTCAATTAATTTTGTGTAATTCTTTAAAGTTTTTTTGAACTGTATTGTAGGTACAACAGGTGATTTTATTTTTGCTGCTGTATCGTAAAAGTCATCATAAAGTTTTCCTGATACTTCTCTTAACTCATTATATGTTGATCTTGCAGCTTTTGTCATGTCAATGCCTAAATCTGTTAAGTGAACATTTGGAGCAAAGTCATTTAACATATTATTTGCATGTTCATTTAAAATATTGGATTTAGCCGCAACACCTTTTTTTAGTGGAGTTCCAACATAAGGAAAAACACCAACAACTCTACCATAACTTTTTGAAGCCACATTTCCTACGTCAGAAATTGATAGTGGAAAAGGATTTCCGTCTGCATCTTTTAAATTTTTAGCAGCATTATAAAGTTGTTTAGTTCCTTTATCTTTTGGATTAACAAATATTTTTTTTATTGATTGTCCAAGTCCAGGTACTTTAGCAAATATAGATTGAAAAAATCCTTCTCTTGTTAAATCATTTCTTAATGCTTGAGTTTGAGTTCCTAAATCTCTTTCCTCATCAAGTATATAACCTTGAACAATATCATAAAGTTGACCACCGCCAGAAGCACCTAACACACCACCTGCAACAGAACCTGGTAAACCACCGGCTAAACCTGGAACTGCACCAGCAAAACCACCAACCATTTCAAACACAGGTCTTCCACCAATTTTCTCTAATCCTCTTGGTTCAGATTGTGCAGTTTGAGTTGTTTGTGGTTGAGTCTTTTCTTGACTAGATGTTTGAGAAATGTTCTTTTGATAAGTTCTTTTTATTATATCTAATTCTTCTTTAGTCGGTGTATCTCCTGCTATTTGAACTTGTCCAACTCCTTCAACATTAATGATACCCATTATTATTCACTTTCTTCTTTAAGTTTCTTCTCAAGTTGCTTTTCTAATTCTTCAATAGTTTGAGGTTTTTTACTAATTTGAGGCTGTTGTGCCGTTACAGTTAATAAGTTTTGATAAGGTGATAATTTATCCATAATAAATTTTTTATTTTGTCCACCTTGTTCAAATTGATTAGCGGCAGTATCATAAAATTCTCTTGCTAAAAATTTTATTTTATCTTTAACTTCTTGAACTCCACCTAGACCTGTTAATTTTGCATCTTCTTTAGCGTCAATAATCATGTCTTTTAACAAACGACCAGTTGGGTTTCTAGTTCTTGCAAGTCTAATAGACAAAGCATTTTCTAAAAGTTGAATGCCTGTTAAATTAGGATTTAAAAGTTCTTGCTCTATTTTAGCATCTAAACCACCAGTTCTTCTAGTAAATGTAGCTGTATCTCTTGCAAAGGTTTTAGCAAGTGTATCAAGTTCACCTTTAGCTCTTTTACCAAACCTTAAAACTCCACCTGTTATACCAAATGCTTGTGGGTCGGTTTCAGTAATTTGAAAAACTTGATTTAATTTATCTAAACCACCTAATGAATAATTTCCTGCTATATTTGCGGCATCAATATTTGCTTTACTTTTTAAAATGTTTCCTGCACCAGCTTCAGTTTTTATGGAAGCAGCTAAGATTGCATCTTTATAAGCTTGTGTTCCAGGCATAATACCTGCTGACATTAATTCTTTTTGTAAAGAAGTTCTTGTGTCTTTAGGAGTCATAAGTTTTCTCATTTTTGCAATTCTTAATCCTGCACTTAATGGAGATTTTCCTCTACTACCTTCAGACAATAAACCTAATCCCATCATGACATCTGGGTCAGATATTAAACCAGTAATATCTTTTAAATAAGATTCCCCACCTTTTTTAAATTGACCGCCTGTTCCTAAAATTCCTTTTGATTCAGGAGTAATTATTTCACCAGAATCTAAATCTGTAGTTGCCTCTTTACCAAATAATAATTTTTTAAAATAATCTTCATAATAATCTTTAATCATTATATTAATCCTCTTTGTTGTAAGAAATCAGAAAAAACATTTTCTTCCTCTTGATTTAATAAACCACCTCTTAAGTTGGAGTATGGAAACATGATATTATTTATATTGGTTTTTGCTTGATTATATCTATTCATTAAATTACCTGTTACTGGCTCTGCTTGAGAATAACGATCTAATATACCTGTCGTTGGAACATTTCTTTGACCTTGAAAAAACTCAGATACTGGTGATCTTTCATAAGCACCTTCTTCTAATAAATAACCTATATCAGCTAATGATCTTGTTAAAGGAGTTTGTTCACCAGCTAAATTTTCTTGAAGTCCTTCTAATACTTTTTCTGTTGTTCCTGTTAATACTTTTGTTGGAACAAGTACAGGTGCAGAAAAACCCTCTACAAATATGTCTGCTGCTGCTTTAGGAATATCAGTAATAGAACGAATATCCGCAATATCATTTAAAATTCTTTTAGTAGGTAGTAATGTTTGTCTAAATGGTTCTGTAATAACAGGTTCAACAACATCTTTAGCAACATCAACAACATCGGATGCTGTATCAACTACTGAACTTCCAACGTCTTGTACAATATCAACCGCAGTATCAAATGCACCTGTTGCTGTATCTACAATATCGCCAACAATTCCTCCGCCACCACCCATTAGATTATCACCGCTATAACCAATAAAATAATATAAAATTTTAATGGTTTATCTTTTAATTTAGTTTCTATATCAAAATATATTTTTTCTAATTTCATTATAACAAACCTTTTAAAATAGCCGCACCACCAAGTAATTGTGTTAATCTATCTGGTTGAACGTCTGTAGCACCTTGTTGAACAGGAAAACCAGCCGCAATAGGTGAAACAATTCCTGCATATTGTTGTAATGCTTGAAATGGTGCTAATTGTTCTTGTCTTTGTAAAGTTTCTAATGCTTGTCCGGTTTGAACTAATGAAGGTATTTTTTCAGCTAAACCTAATTGTCTACCTCTTTCAGATTCATAAGATTGAAAAGCTAAAGGTAAAGCTTGAGCTGCTACTTGATCAATAACAGTTTGTTGTGCAATTGGTGAGGTTGGCGTTCTTCCTGCACCAGTAAATTGACTTGCAACAGATGAATATACATCACTTGCAGCACCTTGAATAAAAGGTGATAGAAAAGGATTCGCAAAAGCACCTGATAATGTGCCAGACATTTGTTGAGCAGCCTGTGTTCCTAATGCCTCTTGTGTTGCTAAACCAGTTAAAGTTTGTTCTGTAGGTGGAACATAACCTGTAGCTGCTGTTCCTTGACCATACAATGTAGTCGCTTCTGATAAAATTTGATTTAATGCTGGTTGAGCTGCTGCATAAGGTTCAGCTACTGATCTTGTGGTAGAATCTCCACCACCACCGCCTAAAAATGACATTACTCTTTCTCCTTTTCTATTCTTTTTTCTAAGAAAACATGAGTTTTCTTATAGTTGTATTTGTCCATGATTTTTTGCCAACCAGGTCTTGCAACAAGTTCTACAACATCACATCCTTGATCTTTAGCAAAATTCTCTAATTTTTCAATTAAATGTTGCCATTTTTGTCTATTTTTACCTGTTACTATTGGAGTATGCAAAACTCTAGTAACACTTCTTTGAATTATTTGTGTAATAACAACACCATTTAATCGTTCGTTTATTGTATTTTTATCTTTATCCCAAATTAACCATAATTGAACTTTACCAGATTTACATAAATCAAAATAATGTCCTACATTATGGTGGTTTCCTGAATAAGCCAAAGCGTCTTGAATCAAAGGTCTAACAATCATCCAAACTTTGCCTACATCTTCTTTAGGAATATAGACTAAATCCATATTAAAAATCTATTTCTAAAATACTTACTATTCCTGCAATTTTATTTGCTGTTGCTGCTTTTAGTTTTAACACATCACCAGCTTCTAATACAATTGTTCCTTTAGCTAAATTATCTACTGTTTTACTTGATAATGATACATGAGCTAATTCATGCTCTGCATCTGAATCAGAATCATCTGTAGCAAACATTTCTACTTCAATGTTACCTGTATCAATATTAGTGACTTGTACGGTTTTAATTAATGCAGTTGTATTTGCAGGACAGGTATATACAGAAGTTTTATTTGTCGTTGTAAGATCAAACATTGCATTTTTATATGTATTAGCCATCTTTTTTTATATTGCTAAATACATCATTATAAAAATCTTTCCAAAACTCAATGACTTTTTGATTATAGTCATTTATGTTTTGTTTAACTTTTTTATAATTTAAGGGATCAAAATTTTCCCACCAGTTATTAAACATAATTTACTCCGTTGGTTTGTCTGGATAGTCCACACCGTTAACATCATCTACAGTTGTAAGACCATCTGTTATATTTCTTAGTTCTGTTCTAAATGTTCTCCATGCTGTTTTTTGATCAGCAGTAAGAGTTGTGTCAGATACTTGAGTCCAGTCAGAATCTTTTAGGTCTTGATTTCTTTTAGCTCTTAGATCAGCTATAGCTCTATCAAAAGCACCATTGTTCCAAGCAGTTTCTTCAGCATCTCTTGCTGCTTCTTCTTCTGCTGTAAGCTGTACTCTTTCTCCATTTACTAATTTATATCTTGGCATAATTATCTCCTATAGGTTAGTTTATCATTATTTTCAATATTAATTAAGTCCAAACATTAAGATTTTTCCATCATCTATGTTTCCGCTATCAAAT